CTTTAAAAAAGGGAAGATAAAAAGATAGAAATTATAAAAGTACCTAAAATAGGGGGTTCAGAGAGTAAAATTTTATCCTGCACCCTTGAGATAAAGCATAGTTCTATCTGGGTAGAAATTTTAAAACCCTGAATTTGCTTAAATTTTCCTTAATTAAGCGAAATTTAAGCAAACCCCGATTTTTCGATTTTATCCAATTTTATCCAGAATAGAATTTCGGGTAAAAATTTGGGCCAAAATGAGTGTGAAAATTTGGGTAATTTTTGGGTTGTGTGGTATACTTGCAGAGTGATTTTAATCAAATAAAAAATCCCGGCCCGCCAATGATTTGGGAAGTCAGGCGAGCCGGGATCGAAGGAGGTTCTATGACTACTATTATACCCGATTACCTGCGAAAAAGCAACTTCGTTTACTTCAAAATTGTACGTGATTCAGCCCATCCGGACGCGAAGCCGCGTAAACTCCCGTACACTATAAAACTCGACGGTACGCGCCCCGCGATGGCTTCGTCTACCAACCCCGCCACGTGGGTCGATGCCGAAACCGCCGAAGCGTTCTACAATAAATACAAAGAGAAATTCGACCGTGGAGAGTACGTGCTGGCTTTCGTCGTTGACCGCCCGTTCGGGGTTATCGATCTCGACGACGCTTTCGAGGATGACGGCGTGACTCTCAAACCGTACCCGAGAAGCGTCGTGAACAACGTAGCCAGCTATACCGAAATATCGCCCAGCGGCAAAGGTATCCACGTCATCTTCAAGCTTTCCGACTGGGATCGATACACGGGCAAAAACACCGATGGAGTCGAAGTCTACTTCCACAGCCGCTTGATGACTCTCACCGGAAACGTCTTCGAGAATCGTGACACCCTCGCCACATGGTCACGTGACGACATTGAACGCTTTACCGGATTGACCCTCACGACGGCTGACGAATCGGCCCACGTGCCGCCCAACCTCATCAAATCCGTAATGGAAAAACTCTATCCGGCCCGTGTACGAAACCTCACGCCCGACGACCTTGAAAATGAGCTGCACCGCGTGAAATTGTGGACACTTGAAGACTACCAGACACTCGCCCGAAACAACGAAAGCGACGCTTCGGATGCTTCGGTACTCGACTTTTATTTTGTACGTACTTGCGGACTTTTAGGATGCTTCGACATCCAGACAATCGCGGAAGTCTACCGACGCAGCCCCCTGCAAGAGTGGCGTGAGAGGATTGGACGCAAACCTGAAAAAGGTCACGACCTCGGCTATTTTGAACGCACCGCCCAAAAAGCACTCGACCCTTTGATCGTCACGAAACTCGCGCCTTTGTTTCTACCGGAGCAGCACATCCGCTTCGGCGGTGAAGTCGAAACGGTCGTCGGTGAGGATTCTCCCGACGTTTATCTCGCGGATACCCGCTTCGATTCACCTCAACCGTTTAGCAACGAAATTGAGCGCGAAAAACGTGAATTTTTGCGCTATAAAGAAAACAATGACGAGATGCGCACCGAAAAAATTCCACCCTATGTCAATCTTGACGTTTTGGGCGCGTATCTCGCTAACGCCGTCATCAATCCCACGAAGACGACCGGAGCCGTGCTTTGGGTATCTAAAAGCGGAACGTTGAGATGGATCAACAACTCGCCGGAAAAACTTGCCGCCCAGTGGCTCTATATCATAGACAAATCGGCTTACGTTCAAGCGCGAATCGATACGGCACTTTCCCTCACGCGACAGAAAGATGCGGAGCTTGCTGACGAAGCACGCGAAGCTTTAGCGGCACTCACCCCGACCGATTATGAGTCGTCGCTGCAATACGAAACGGCTCTTATCGATACGCTAAAAGCTCACGTAGGAATCACAACCGTCAAGAAAGCGGGGCGGATCGTCGCGGAGGAGCGGAAAAACTTTTTCGCGCTGGTGCTATCCTACCTTTCCTACGCCCGCCAATATAACGAAACGTTGAAATTTTCACGCGACTACGACCGTACTTGCGGCTTAGTGCTTTCCGGCACACGCACCGAAGTAACGGTATATTCAAACACTATCTTAGAGTTGCCCCACGATATTTTCGTGACCGCCGAAAAGTTCGCCCGAAGCGGTGAAACGATACCGCTTCAATGGAAAGAAAGCGGCGTACTCGTGAGAAAAGACACGCTTGCGGAGCCTCTTAAACGAATCGACATTGCAAAACTCGAAGCTACGCCGGAAGTCAAATTCTACCGTGAGCATTGGGGCAAAAACCGTTTGGACGAGTTGATCGAATTTTTCGTTGCGGCGGATTTGTCACCTGATACGAAGCAGGCTAACCTCTTCATTCACGCGGATAGCAACTTCGGCAAATCATATTTGATGACCCATCATCTCAAAGAGTATTTCTACCCGCTGTCGCTCAAACATATTTCGGGGCTACATAAAGGCGAAACGGTCAACCTCGACGATGCTCAATTGATGAAAGTACGTGCGGTCTACTTCGACGAAGTGACACACATTCCAGATAAACCGTTCCAAAGTTCAACGGGCAAATATTGGCGCGTCGCCCCCAAGTACAAAAATCAACGCGAAATTCAGATCGGGGCGAGGATTTTCTTATCGGCGGATCAGCCGCTACCCGCGTCGGAAGGTGCCGACGTGCAGACTATCAACCGTTTGAGCGAATGGGAGCTTGAAGGTGATTTTATGCGACGCGCCGAAAAGCGCGGACTCGATCTTTATACCGTCAACCTGCGGGTACGTCTATATTTATGGCTTAAACTCGTCGAAACCTACGCCCGCTGGCTCCGCCGCGACGATTATCGCGCCGAAGCGGTGAAGTGGTTAGCCTATTTCCACGCAAAATACAAAATCGAACGCCGTCCGGAGCTTGACGTACTTAACGACCGACTGACTGATAAACTTATCGATGACATATACAGTGCCGTTGTGTGGTATGACCTCAAAATGCAAGACTACAAAAAGAATCCAGATGCGCCGATGTTCAATCAACCGTCAGTGCCGAAGTGGTTACGCTACTTCACGCTCGTCTATCCGCACCGCACGGATGCTCCGCTTCGCCACGTTCCGCGGTTAGCCGTTTTTCGTTCCGAAGAGCGAAGCGGGCTTGAAGAGGTCGTGAAGCGCGTCGCGTCCGGGGAGTTCCATTGGGGCCAAATCAAAGAAAAACGATTGCAGATTCCCGTAGTCGCTACGACACGAGAATCAATGATATCGGGCTGGTGGGCCGAAGACGGACACTGGCGTAAGACGAAGCGTAAAGTAAGCGTATTAGACACACTCCCGCTGGATCGCTTGAAGGAAGTCTACGAATCGACAAAAAGTGAAGTCGAAGCGGAAGCCGCCGCCAACCGCCCCGAATTTGATAAATCTACCGCGTGCGATACGCCTGAGCCGCGATTATAAGCCACGAAATAAGCGGCGAGGGCGCGCCGCTTATCTAACTCCCAAACCTCTAAAATAAAAATTTTCACCCTAATCACTTGACAAATAGTGTTAAGTATGTTATAATAACGGCAAGAAAACAAAATAGGAGGTCAAAAATGTACTATGTAATTAAAGAGTTGCAAACAGAAAATTCTGAGCGAAAAGGTGTCACTATCGAAGCGAAAAATCTGACCGCAGCGAAGCGCGCCGCTTCCCGCCGTCAGGCTTATTACGGCACCTATATTCGGCTCGAAACGCTGGATGGAATGTGGCTCGCCGTGAAATTCCCTGACGGCCACTGGGAAAATTATGGTGATGGTGGAGAGGCTGAATGAGAAAGAAAAATGAAATGCCCCGCAACTGGGAAACGCTGGTTAGAATCGAAGATACTTACTTCGATATCGGTATTGAGCATAATAAAGAGTTAAAAGGCTGGTACATATGGGTCATGCTTTTTGAGATGCAAGACGGTTTCCGTAAGTATGAAACGTACCGCGGCATCGTCTTTACGTTTCGTAACAGCAGATTTTCACGAAAGAAACTTGAAAAAGCCCAAGACTATCTCGCGCGACACGCTTCGGAGATAGCGGCGGCAGTTCATTCCGAAGACAAAAATAAACTCGATTCTTTACTTACAAAAATCGCATTGCTTCGCTAACATACTTGACATTATTTGTCAAGTATGTTATAATAATGGCAAGAAAACAAAAGGAGGTCAAAATGAAAGCCACAAAAATCTACAACTTCAAATTCGTAACCGCCGAAGGTACTTATGAGTTCACCGCTCGCACTTTGAGGAGTGCGAAAGCGAAAGCGTCGAAACTTGCAAACTATGAGACGGGTACGCTTTATGTCAGTCACCCTGAAAATGCCGCCGGTGAGTGGATGCCCGTGAGTGCCAAAGTGTTTAAAAGTAACAGTGCTAAAATAAAATGGCATGACTGGTCGTGGGCTTATTTATCGGCGATTTTTCCGAGCGAAGAAAAATAATAAATAACATACTTGACAAATAATGTCAAGTATGTTATAATAATGGCAAGAAAACAAAAGGAGGTCAAAATGAAAAAGCGAAACAATCTTAAAAAAGCCCTTGCAGGTTTTGTCAACTCGCCCGCGAAGCTGCCCGGCGGCTACCCTGCAGCGTTGCGAAGCGACTGGGTGAACGAAGATCATTCGAGCGTCCACGTCGAAGTTAGAGGGCCGTTTATTACCGTCGATTCTGACGGAGATTTTTGGTGGCGTGAGTATGAAAATGCTCGTATCGCTTTTACAGTCGGTAAGCGTTTTGCCGCTATCTTAAAAGCTGATGGATATCACAAAGTTGAAGGAGCTGAAAAATGAAAACAATCACAATGACTAATAACGTGACGCACGTCGTCATTACTATCGACGGTACTACCGTCACCGCGAAAGAGTTGTGCGGTACCTACCGCCAGACATTCTTCACCGTCACCGAAGCGCGTGAAGCCGTCGGCTGCCTCGTCGCCAGACTCACGGCGTGTGGTTTTATGATTGTAGGGGATACAAAATGCGGCACGTTGACCCGGTAAAGCGGATCGCGTTACGGTCGCTTTTAATTTTGGAAATTCAAAGAAAATTTCGTGGTGGGGACGATCTGGATGACAATCTGGATGACGAGTTGGCTATCACGGAAGATTTTGACTGGTACTTCGTGGATAGCGATAATCGCGTGTTTTGGGAAAAGCGCGGAGTCGTCATACCGTTGATCGATATCTATACGAAATTGAAGTCGCTTGATTCGAGGGGCAAACCTTACAATAAATTGACGATTCGGAAATGGTTAAACAGTCTTGAAAAAGAGCTAACGGAAAAGTTTAAAACTAAACAGGAGGTAAACTGAAAATGCTTATTAAAATCAAAACGCTACAAAATGAGGTTGTATGGGTCGAAGCTATTCGTTTCGTCCATCTTCAAGATGAGGGAATCGTTAAAATTGAAACGATTGTCGGAAGTAAGTATGAAATGACGTTGAGCGATCTTGAATCTGTTACATTGTACCCAGGAGAAGGCGCAAATGGAGAAATTGCAATTAAATAAACGAAAATTTTAGTGCATACTTGACAAATAGCGTCAAGTATGTTATAATAATGACAAGAAAACAAAGAAGGAGGTTGAAATGAAACGCTACAACATTATCGGAATTGCTAGAAAAAACGACGAGCTGGTCGTACTTTACGACCGCGACGGTCACGCTTATAAGTATGATCCGGCTACCGACACACATAGCTACGTCTTAGGTTGTGTGCCCGAAGATGTAGTCGAAGCGTACAAAGCAGATGACTATGAAGTAGCTACCGACAAAGCGACGATGATTGACTGGCTGACCGATGCTGGTTACGAAGTTGAATATTATCCCGAAGGGCTTAAAATCCCTCTCTATTTCGGTGGTACTGATCCCGATACTCTTTGGTTCTCCGATGATGGGGAAGCCGTGATTTTTTAAACTAAAACGAAGGAGGTTAAAATGATTATAACTCAAAATGCCGTCGCTTTCGATAGCGAAATTATCGAAGTCGATGACGGCTATTTAATGGGAGCGTGCTGTGACTGGTATGACCCCACGGAAATATGGCCGGAAGATGAGTTGGTCGAGCGGGTTGTGAAAAAGTACCCGAAGCGCGTATTGCAAGAATATGATCCTATCGACCTGCTGGAACGCGTCGATGACAAAGTTATCGTCGAAGACGTACTGACGCGCGATTTGCTCGATCCGACGGATCACCGCGAAGCTAAATATATCGCCGATAAAATTGAAGATGCACTGCCGTATCTAACAGGGGATGAAATCGATGCGCTCGCGGAAAAAATCGCAAAAATGCGAAAGCATAGAAAGGAGAGAAAATGACGTGGAATCAAATTTTAATTTACGGGGCTATCGCTGTGGTAAGCGCGGCGGTGGGCGATACGTTGATTCGTAAAATGCGAAAAATGAAAGAAAAGTCAGCATTTTCACGCTGGTTTCGTAAAACGCCTCACCATTTCGGTTTCGCCGTTGTTTTGGAAGATTTTGGGGATGATATGTTAAAAGCGCGGATGGAAACGAATGCGGAAAAAGTATCCGGTGAGGAAGCGTTAGTTATATGTGCCGCTTTGATCGCCAATATCGCCAAACAGTCTGATCTTTCCCCCATGGAAATTTACCGAAAATTAGAATCCCACGTGAGTCAACTTCAAGTATCTCGCCGCCGCTATAGCGTATAATGACACGCCGCAAATATGCGGCGAATATTGCGTTAATGGAGATGCTATGAGTGTTAGAGATACGATTTATGAAAAATTCGTCGCGTTCGGGCTACTCGATGAAGACGATGATCCGTATGAGTTGCTTATTTACGTCGTTCAAGATGATGGGAGTGTGTGGGAGAGTATCGATCCGACTTTTAACGACGTAAAAAATCGGGAAGTTTTAGTCGTCGATGACGTGACGCAGTACACTCTTTACTTCGACGGCGACGGAAAAAATTTTGAAATTTTGTAGATTTTAGTTGTAACCTCTTGACATTTACTGTTAATTACGTTATAATAACAGTAAGAAAAATGAAGGAGGTTGAAATGACTAACACAAAAACGATCTACGTTCACGATGAGCCTATTCACGTCGAGCGAATCAAAAACGACGTGAACGGGAATCCCCGCTACGTAGTTTGGTGGGGAGTCGTGCCTGGTGCCGAGTCTTATGATGAGGCTGTCAAAATCGCCAAAGAGCGAATCGGTGGTAAGAAATATCGAGGCCGCGACTTTGGTGGCGGAATTGTCTTTCAAAGCTATGATTTGGAAGGTGACATTAAAAAGTTGGTGAGCCGCGATTAAATATACTTGACAAATAGCGTCAAGTATGTTATAATAACGGTAACAATAAGCCGAGGGCAGCCGAAAGCCCGACGCCATGACCGCTCGGAAAGACGAGCCGCGAGGGGATTTCCCGCCCTCGTGACACGCCCTTTGGCAAGGCGTGCGGAAACAGGGTAGCCGTGAGAATCCCGAAACGCCCTGACGGGAGGGCGACCGGAAACGTTGAAGGATAATTGCTTGCAAGCGGGGCTGCAAGCTAACAGAGGGATAGTGCCCCGCTTTACGCTGCAAAGGAGGTCAAATGCCTTATTTAACGGCGCAGCGATTATAACATAAAAATATAAGGAGGTCAAAATGACTGAACAAACACTAAGAGAAATGAGTTTGGAAGATTTGAAGGATTACGCTGAAACGTTCGGCGTTTTTGATGACGGGGATCGTGAGAGTCTTATCCGCCGCACTTGCGAAAAAGCGGGGATTTTCTACATTGACCCTGAACGTGGTAAGGCACGCTATCCGTTTCCATATCAATTGGGTTTGACTGACACGACGGATACGGATAAGAATACCAAATACGTTATGAATTACATTCGTTCACTTGCCGAAGAGGGGGTTGAATATGTTTATATCGACTTGCCCCACGGAAGCTTACTTTTAGCGATGGCGGTGAACGGGATGTTAAGAGAGATTTTTGACGGCGCGGAGCCTACGCTTTTAGGTGCAATGATAGCGGCCCGTTTTGGGCGATCTAAACTAACAGATATGATGATTTCGTGGATGCCGGGAATTGGTAAAGCTGATCGAAAAATCAATTTTTCAGACGATGCCCCCTCTATACCTTTACAACTTGCAAGACAATTTTACGAGCAGGGTAACAAAGATGAGTGGGATATCTTCGTACGTACAGCGGCGGAATATTTTATTGTCGAAGGGGCTAAAGTATCACAAAAATCACATACTAAAGGAGGTCAAAATGTATAAAGATATCAAAATAAATCACGAAGCCACTGCAATAAGCGAAGCGTTGGGAATACCTGATGAAAAGCTTGAAAAAATGGCGGTGAAAGTTGCGGAGGGCGATTTTGATGCCCTTACACCGCGTGAAAAGCTGTTTTTTGTAGGGAAAGCACTGGATAGTGTTATAGAAGCCTCGAATGAAAATAAAAAAGTTGAGCGGTTACTTGTTTTCGGTTTGTTGCTACCAATGAATAAACGGAATGAGTTTAACAGCGTATTGTTGACGGGAAACAAAAAATCGAAAATTATTGAATGGTTAGTACAAAACGTACCCGCGGCGACGATTGACGTGTTAGCAGGGCTTGGAATTTTTTCATCCGCCGAAGCGTTTATCCAATCTAAGGGAGAGAAAAATGACTAAACCGACCATCAATCCGGAAGATATCAAAAATCCACAGTTGGCGAAAGCTTTGGACATCCAAACCCGCACACTCTATCACTGGAAAAACTCACGCCCCAAAGTTTATGCCGCTTTGAAAGAGTGGTATATTTGCAAACTTAAAGAGGGTTTGCGTGAAAGTGCGGGAGATTATGATGTGAAAGATTCCGAAGAGGAGGCGTGAAATGAAGCCGCTTTTCGGTTATATGGGAGGGAAACAAAAATTAGCAAAAAAGATATTACCTTACATTCCGGAGCATACGGTCTACGTTGAGCCGTTTTGCGGATCGGCGGCGATCTTTTTTGCGAAAAGCCGCTCCGATATCGCCCCCTCGAAGTATATCGAGGTTTTAAACGATCTTAACGGCGATATTGTGAATCTTTTCGATCAGCTGCGTAAAAATCCCGATGAGGTGAAGCGAATCTTTTCGCTTTTACCCTATGCAAAAGATGTGTATTACAATCAGGCTAAAACTACAACGGATTACTACCGAAACGCTCCGCCTGCGGAAAAAGCGGCACTTTTTCTTTTTAATGTGTGCGGATCATTCACTCAAAAAATCAACGGAGGTTTCGCTTTCTCGAAAAAACGAAACCATCCGCACACAAAACAAAATATTGAAGCGCGAATCATGGACACGGCGGCGCGGCTTAAAGACGCTTACATTTTCAATGATGACTACAAAGTTATCGTGAAGCGTTTTGATAGCCCCGACACATTTTTCTATTTTGATCCGCCGTACAAAGACACTGAAAAATATAGCGGCGTGCCGCCATTCGATTATGATGAATTTGAAGAGGTGCTACGAAACATTAGAGGCCGCTGGATTTTAAGTCATTACTATGATGATTTTGTCAAGCGGTTTGAAGGTGATTATAAAGTCGTGAAATTTGACTACACCATCTGTATCGGCAGCGGAAAAAACAAAAATTATGCCGAAGCGAAACATCGAAACACGGAATGTATCGTGATAAATGGAGGTGCTGGATGTGCCCGATAAGCTGGACATTGGGAGCGATGATTACCGTTTGGAACGCGACTCACAATCGCTGGGAAGAAGTTGCGCTGTGCTTACCTAAAAGGGGCGTGGGCGCAGCTTACGTAGAGCGTAAAGGACATCCGGTTAAAGTACCGCTTGAAAATATTGTCATTGCGGGACGGCGGTACTGGATAATCAATGAAAAGGAGGGCAAATAACAATGATAATGCGAATCGTTTATAAAGGCGGTAAGCGCGAAAATTACATTAAAGTCAACGATTTTGAAATACAAAACAAATCGGAAAAAGACAAGTTTATCACGATCCACTATTTTCCGGATCGGCTAAAAAGTGCAAAGACTAAACTCAGCATCATCCTCGATCCGCAAAAATACGAAGTAGTGGAGCTGTGGAATGACACATTGCGGGAGTGTATACGAATTATCACGCCGGAAGGGATTGTAAAATGATACACATCGACATAGCAAATCATCAAGACAATGACGAAAATCCCGTCGTACATATTGAAGGCGCGGTGCCGGAGCTTTTAAGCGAAATACTGGTAGGGCTGCGTAAAATCGCCGATAAAACCGACACCGACATTATAGCGATTATCGACCTAATACGGGCGGCCGCGATCAACGAAAAGCACCGCCGCGAAGATCATGAAACTTCGTAAGTGGCAAAAAGAGTTTAGAGATTGGTATCTGCGCCGCGGCGACGGTAAACCCGTCTCCGCATATCTTCACGGGGATTTGGGGGTAGGTAAAACTATTGGCGCGTTGGCGGTGCTAAAAGCTTTAAATTTGCCGAAAGACGAGTACTTCGTACTTGCGCCCAAATCAGCCCATCCATCGTGGATCGAAGACGGCGCGAAAATGGGGCTGGCGTTCAAGACAAACGAAAATCTCTTTACCTACGAAAAATTCACGCGGTTGAAGCTATTGCCGAAAGTTGAGTTTTTTATCTGCGACGAAGCTCACCGCCTCAAAAACCCCGCGGCGGAAATTACGAAGCGGATTTGGAAATACTACAAACACACGCCGAAACTGTTGATGAGCGGAACGCCAGCGGACCGTGAATATGAGTTGTTTTCTCAGTATCGGCTCATTGATCCGAAAATGTGGGACGGCGAAAGTTGGACGAAGTGGAAAAGCCGATATTTTTTCGTTAACGAGTACGGGCAGCCCGTCGCGCTTTTACGATCTGAATATCGTCACGAGATAGCGCGGCAAATCGACCCTTATACGTATCGCGTCAACCTCGATGCGGTCGAAATGCCCCCATTGCAACCAATCTACCACAATCTGCCTAAATCGCCTAAATTGGCGAAACTTTGGCGTGAACATCAAGCGCAACTTGAATCCACGGTGACGCAGTTCATGATGGCATATGCGATAGCGCAGGGGATTCACCCCGAAACTCACGAAATAGTTGATACGGCGAAAATAGATTACGCTATCGACTTCGTAAAAGACAACCCTCACACGATCGTTTTCTCGTATTTTCAAGCCCCCGTTAAATATGTGGCTGAAAAATACGGCGATAGCTTTTATTATGTGCGTGGGGACTATAAAGGCGACGTACCGAAAATTTTGAGTAAGGGGGATCGCCCCGTTTTTGCGACTTATGCGATAGCGGAGGGGATCAACTTGCAGCATCATTACGATACGCTGCTTTTCTTATCGCAACCGTTGGCGTTTCGCACTTATTATCAAGCGCGGGGACGCGTATATCGATCAGGTCAAACACACCGTGTTAACGCCGTACATCTTTTACGACAAAATATCGATTTTGAGGTTAAGAAAATCATCAACCGAAAGGAAGATTTCGATACCTACTTACGGCGAAGGATACAGGAGGGAAAAAGCGAAATACCTTTTTAACGGCAAATCTAATTATAAGGTTTGCTTATGAGTTACAGCCTTGATGAGGTTTATACTTATGTACCCGAAAAGCCGAAAGATTTCAAAAAAGAAAAGGATACATATCCTTATTTTAAACGAATTATCGGTTTTGAAGAAGGGTTCAAAATCTATTCCCCCGTGCTTCGTGGGTTGCCGGATTTCATTGTAACTGAAAAACGGCTTAAAGAAGTTGAAGCTGGTGGTTTTGAAGTGAAGTTTGAAAATAATACGCTTCGACCATCTCAAATATCGGTGCTGTCGAAATTAACGAAGGTTATGCCGATTTATGTAGTAAACATTTATCGGGATGGCAAAGCGATTTTTCGACGGTTAACCTTAACCGATGATTAAGCTTTTATCGGTTAAACTTTTAATCTAAATCATTACATAGGAGGTCAATTATGGCTGGATTCATTCAAGCGGAAGAGAAAGTTGGCAATAGCCCTTATGCGCAGTTTAAGTTCGATCAAGTTGGTGATAGCATTACGCTATTGTTTATGGGACTGGGCGACGCTACGTCGCCGGAGTACGGTAATTTCACCGTGATTCAGGGGCTTCAATTCGACCCTTCGGCAGCTTCAATCGAAGAGGCAGTCAAGTCGGCTAAACTGGTTAGCTTTCCTAATCAGACCGTCATTCAAAATCGGATTCAAAACGGCGCGATGCGGACTAAAGAAGCGTACAAAATCACCCTGCAATGGAAGAAGGGCGATAAGTATGACAACGAGAAGAAAGTGTGCAAATCGAACGGGTATGAGATTTTGCATCTCGTACTGTCCGATGAAGCGAAGCAAGCGTTGATTAAACGATACTATGAGCTGCTGGGCGATAATAACTCTATCGTTCAAGCGGCCATTCCGACCGAAGACGAAAATGTAGGCACTGCAGCGGAGCCGCGACTATAAGCCGTCGCCCCTTTCGGGGGCGGTATGCCGAAGGAGGTTAACATGAATTATTTAACACGGCTCCCGTCTGACCTATCGGGCTACGACGCTTACATAGATACGGAAACTGCCGGGCTTTATGGCGCGGTGAGATTATTGCAAGCGTATATCACTCCGCGTGATAGTTCAGATGGGAAACTTTACATTATCGACACTAAAAAAGACACTGATGAGGCGTTAATCGCCGCCCTACTCTCTCTCCAAACCGCTGACCGGATTATCGGTCATAACTTGCTTTACGATTTCCACTGTTTAAAACCTTACGGCTTTCTACCACGTGATTTTAAACGATGGGAAGATACTTTTTTACTTGCAAGACTCTCAAAACCGGAATGGGAAAAATACAGCCTTGATGCGTGCATGATGAAAGTCTGGAGCTTCGACCCGTATGAAAAAGCTGGACTTGAAAAGAAAAAGCTTCAGCGTACAAAATGGGGTGCGATTGAGCTTGATGAAAATCACTTGCTTTATGCCGCTATCGACGTAGCTTATCTACCGCGTGTTTTTCACGCCGTCAAAGACGCTATTGGTACGTTTTCATATCGTCTGGATAAACTCACCGCTGAACATTTCGTAGAGTGTAAAGGTGCGTTGCATTTGGATATCGAAAAAGTCAAAGAGCAGCACTCTCACAACGTGAAACTTTTAAAGCGGTGGAATTTGCCCGTAAATGCAAATAGCTACCGGCAAGTCCGTCCGTGGCTGGGCATCACCGAATCTGACGATGCGGCGTTAGCGGCGTTGGCGTGCGGTTGTGGAAGCTCACATACCCAAAAAATCAAAGAGCGTGCAATCAAAGCGGAAAACTTCGATGAGCTTGAAAAGCAAATCGAAGACGGTTACACGATGACTAAAGAGGACTGGGACGCTATGCCCGTTTCTTACCGTGCCGCCGCCGTTCGGAAGGTGCGTGCGATTCGTAAACAAAACTCTTTTTTAGAAGACTATGAAAAACGCTTGACGCTTGACGGTTATGTTAAAGGCCATTTAGGGCTTTCTCCGATTTCGGGGCGTTCATCATGCGCCGAAGCGAATCTCCAGCAGATCCCTTCGTCGCTTAAAAACGTATTTGCGTCAAAAGACAAATATCTTATCTACGCGGATTTTTCCAACCTCGAATTACGTACATTTGCGGCGGTGGTAGGGGACGACACGATGGCGCGTTTGCTTATCGACGGCACCGATCTTCACCGCTATACGGCGGCGTTTCTTTTCGGCGTGCCTGAAGACGAAGTTACCGACACCCAGCGAAGCATTGCAAAAGTCTTCAATTTTAGTTCGCTTTACGGTGCTGGGGCGAAAAAGAAACAATCAATACTGTTGAAGTGGACGGGCATAAACCTGTCCGATGAGGAAGTGTATACTTATCATATTCGTTGGTACCAACTCTATCCTAAAGTTTGGCAATGGCATCAAGAGAGCGCGAAACGCATGGAAGCTGGTGAGCTTACCGTTACGCCTTTGGGCCGCCGCGTGAAAGCGGATCGGCTTAATATGTGGCTCAATATCCCGATTCAGGGAGCGGGTGCCGAAATTGCGAAGCTTGCTTTACACTACATGAGCGACACGACCGACGTTAGCAAGCTTTTAATGTACGTCCACGATAGTTACACTTTTGAAGCGGATACCGAAGACGAAGCAAAGCAAATTGCGAAAGCGGTAGGGGATGCGATGGCCGAAGCGTGGGTGCAGTACGCACCTCAATGTAAAATCAAAAACATCCCAATGCCCGTTGAAGTGGACGTAGTGCCGCCGGGCGTTGACTGGAAGAGTTTGCAAAAAGGCAAAGATAGAATCTACCGTTATGAAACGGTGGGACATTACATCGAAAAGGAGGCGAAATGTTCATAGTTGAAGATGATAACTTACTACCCGAAAGAAAAACCGCGAAGAGTGCAGGGCTGGATATAAGAGCGCGTGAAATGACTCTATTGGAGCCGTTCACGCCCACGATAGTCCCCATCGGCGTGCGTATCGACGTAAACGCCGCGGACGTTAAGAGCGTCGCCGACACTCACTTTTTAACGTTAGCGGTGCGGTCGAGTCTTGCGTTACGTGGTATTACGCTTGCAAACGTTTTCCCGGTCATCGACCTCGATTACCCGGACGAAATAGGCGTGTTGTTAATCAATTACGGCAAAAATCCAGTCGTTATAAATCGGTACGAAAGAATCGCTCAACTGTTGCTTTTGCCCCACGAAACGGCGGCAATTATGCGGAGCGTGAAGCACACTCACGCGGAGCGGGTCGGCGGTTTTGGATCAACCGGAAAACATTAAAGGATAAGCAATGAAAAAGAAAAATGAAAAACTCACGATTCGTCCATCGTCGATTTCGACGTTTGTGGGTTGTAATTATAAATGGTTTCGCCAGCACATTTTGGGTGAGCCGATGATCCCAAATGTTAGAATGACGGCGGGAACGGCGGTTCATAAAGGAGCCGAAGTCGGCTACACGGAAAAAATCAAATCGGGGAGCCTGCCCCCGGTGAGCGTGCTTAAAGATGCGGCTATCGAAGAGTTTCATAAAAAGCTCAAAGAAGATGAGCCGGAAATGGAAGACACGCGCCCCGAAGACTGGGAACGCGTGATTTTGACCGATATTGATCTGTATAAGCCGACGATGGAAGTGACACAACCTAAAAAAGTCGAGGAGCGTTATGAAATTCCGCTCGGTTCGCCCGTCGTCGAAAAAGTCGCGGGGACTGCGGATATTGTACTTGACGGAGCTATCGCCGACATCAAGACGACGGCAAGAAAAGCGGTGCCGACACACTACACGTTACAATTATCGGTTTACGCTTTACTTGCGTCGCGGGTAGATAACGAAGATTATACGAAAGCGATCATTCATAATATCGTACACGAAAAAGCGGTGCATGTGCTGCCGTTAAGACTCAACGTGCCCCAAGCGCGCTTCGTGGTTAACACATTGATTGACAAAATAGAAGCGTATTACAATGACGCGGCTCCGGCGGAAGTTCTTTTTAGCGGTAACCCTGCTTCACCGTTGTGTAGTGAAAAATACTGCAATTATTACAAAGTGTGTCCTTTCGTATGCGGCACTATTTAAAGGAGCGGAAGATGCAAAATCAAGAAGAGGAAATTATTTTTTGGTTTGTCTTTTTAGCGGCGTTGCTATTTGTGGTACTTTTTGGAGGGTTGTAATGGAAGAAATTTACACTATTGATGAGGTTTATGGTTGTGATTTTGCGGAATTTTGCCGCAAAACATATACAACCCCTGAAATTTTTATCCGTGCAATTCGCGCGGAAATTGCAATGCTTAAAATCGCTCGTGAAAAGTATCGCAAACAGTACATGACGTTAAAATGGGACGATCCGACACGTGAACATTTAGAAGGATTGATCATTGAAATTAACCGCCGGATTGTTAACAAAACGGAGAAGCTAAATAAGTATAAAAAATATGTAAAAAAGCTTCACGATGAAGGAGGGAAGAATGAAAATTGAAGCGGGTAAGTATTATAAGCTTCGTAACGGCGATCTTGCTTACGTCGAAGCGGTTTTTAAACCTATGCGCTATTTCCCGATGCCGGAATTGCCCGTTATTGGGCGATCTATCTACCACGATCGATTATCGTGGGATTTAAACGGCGCTTACGGTAAAGATAAACAAACCGCTTTGGATATCGTAGCGCCCTTTACAGGCGTGATAGACAAAGAAGCGCAGCGGCTTGCAATACAAAAAAGAATGGGGGTGAAACTATGCGGGCATATATCCCAGCTTTAGATAAATGGTTAAACTTTGAAGAAGTTATGCAATACTACATCATTAACGGTAAGCTTAATCAAGCGAAACAAATACTTAAAAAAGAGTTTCAAGGTTTGGAAGATTATGATGTAGTTTTTTATCTTGATGCAATTGATTATCGCGTCATTGAGCTTTATAAAATGTTACCGTTTTTAGAGCAGTTTGGGCGCGTAGAAAAACTTGATTCATATTACGATTTGAGGGGGTTTAAATATGAAGAAAAATGACGTACAAACAACGTTGCAAGAACGAGGAAAAACTCACGGTTCGTGGGAAGATAATGCAAAAATAGCACAGGATTTGAAAGCGAAATTTCGTGAAATTAAGCAGTATGAAAATTTGACTTTTGTCGAAAAAGAAGCCCTTGATTACATAGCGCAAAAAATTTCCCGCGTAATTTCCAAAGGCGGCGGATTTGTGGATGACTGGCGTGATATTGCAGGCTACGCTACATTAACGATGGAATGGCTACAAACCGAAGCCGCCGAAGGTGCTACCGATGTAAAGGTCGTGAGGTTGGTCAACTGCGGAAAAGATGGTTGGTTTGACGAAAATACTATTGAAGGAGGTTAAAATGTTGGAAATTTTGGTAGTGGGCATTTTGTTAATGCTTTTCATTTGGCTGGGGACTAAAGTGGACATTACCCCCGTTTTGATGGGCATAGTCTGGACTATTTTCTTTGTCGGATGGATCAACGCGATTTTCGGCAATGACGATGATCAAGCGACGGGAAGTATATTAGTGCTATTTACGGCTCCTATCCTTTTGATCCGGTTGTTTTATTTGCGACATAAGCGTAAAACATCATCATTGAAACGAGGAGGTGCTGAATGATCGATGTAAAAGAAAAAATTTTTTCTTTAAAATCCTCTCCACAAGTGAGTTTGGTGGAAAGTACAAAACTTTCAAACATTGTTATTGGTGCGCGGACTTGTTGGCAATCGTTCCATAAAGGCGGTAACTATGCTTCATCTACTAATGACATTAGCGACGCGGATAAGCAATTGTTGAATCGGTTGTTGTATAAATATCGCCACGAAAGTGTTTTTGAGCATGTAGTTTACACGTTTCGCATAATCGGCATTTCGCGCGCGGTTTTGCAAGAGTTGGCGCGTCATCGTCACATTAGTTTGAGTGTGCGTTCAAGTCGTTACACACTCAAAGAGTTGAGAGTCGAAGCACCTTTCCGATCTCTCCTTGACGATGCGTCACGCGCGGAAAAGTATGTATATTTTACGGGTAACGTAGCGGTAGACGGTGCATCGTTGTGGGCACTGGAAAATTTGCGCGCATTGGTCAGTGAAGAGATTAGTAACGACATTGCAAAATTTGCACTGCCCGAAAGTTACAAAACCGATCTGGTACTCACGTGCAATCTTAGGGAATTGCGACACGTTTTGAATTTGCGGCTCGATAAAACGGCTTTGTGGGCATTTAGAGAGTTGGCCCGTGCCATGTATGATGAAATTCCAGAAGAGCATCTTTTTCTTTTCGAGAATGTGAAAGATAAACTAACTTTAGATTAGGCGAAAAGGAGTATAATGAGCGTGCGAAAAATACACATGGGAGATGTTATGGTCAATGAATTTAAAGTACCGATTATATCCGGGAGAGGTTGGGGCGGTTTGCCGAAACGCTCCCGGACACTCTACGAGAGTCGATATTTTAAAGACGGTGAAGATTATGAAACGTGGTTAGATCGAGTGTGTAGACAATATAGCGATTCCCGTGAGCATCGTGGCCGAATAAAACAATATATTCGGAATCATTGGTTTCACCCAGCTACGCCCGTCAGTGCTAATGCGGGGCTACCGTCACACGGATTTCCCGTTAGTTGTTTTGTTCAGCACGTGGGCGACAATAAAGATTCGATTATGCAGACATGGTTCAACGGGTTTCACCTCGGAGCGAGAGGCGCGGGCATTGGTCGTTATTGGGGTGATGTAAGGTCAGCGGGTGAAAAAGTCGGTATTTATGGTAAATCATCTGGGATCATCCCTTTTCTCAAAGTCGATGAAGCTATGACTTTGGCCGTTTCGCAGGGCGGATTGAGGCGTGCATCGGAGGCGGCGTGGCTCCCGATATGGCATCCCGAAATTGATGAATTCATCTCTTTACGCGATCCGTCTGGCGATATTTATCGCCGCACTCATAAATTGTTTACGGGCGTAGTCATTGATGATAAATTTATGAAAGCGGTTAACGATAGAGCATCTTATGATTTGATTTCACCGAAAACTGGTGAAGTAATAAAAACCGTAGACGCTTTCGATTTATGGACTAAACTTTTAGATCAACGAATGCTTCGGGGCGCGCCGTTTATACTATTTGTAGACACGGTTAATCAGAATCGCCCTGATTTGTATGTGCAAGATGACAAATTTGTATTTACCTCTAATCTATGCTCCGAAATTACACTACACACTAATCCAAACTATGACGCGATTTGCGTACTGTCCAGCATCAATTTAGAGCATTACGACGAATTTTCATCCCCTGAAATTTTTGATTTGTTTTTACTTGACGTGCATCGTTTTGTAGATAACGTTCTATCGGATTTTATTGCCAACGCTGAAGGGGAAAAAGGTTTTGAAAATGCCGTTAAAAGTGCCGAATATGAACGCTCTATCGGTATCGGCGTAATGGGCTTTCACAATTTGCTGATGTCAAAGATGCTGCCATTTGATAGTGTCGCGGCATTCCAACTCAATAAAAACATTTTTGCCCGTATGCGGCAACGCTTCAAAGAAACCAACGAGCTTTTAGCTAAAGAAAAAGGCGCGTGCCCGTTAGCGGCAAAACATGACAAAATGCAACGTAACACTCACGTGACGGCTATTGCGCCAACTGCGTCGATTTCTACGCTTTGCGGCGGGACATCTCAGGGCATTGATCCGATCATTACAAACATTTACGCTCACAAAACAAATGCCTACACTGAAATTGTAAAAAATCGCTATCTCGTTAACCTACTGCAATCGAAAAATATGGATACGGACGACGTGTGGGCATCTATTAGGGCGAATGCAGGGAGTGTGCAGCATTTAGACGGTTTAACCGATGAAGAAAAGGCAGTGTTTAAAACGGCTTACGAAATTCCCCAAGAAGCGATTATCGAGTTAGCCGCCGAAAGGCAAAAATATATCGATCAATCGCAATCGGTTAATTTGTTTATCATGCCTCCCGTTAACGCGGATTATCTACACGCGATTCACCTTTTCGCGTGGGCTAAAGGTTTGAAAAGTCTATACTACATCCGAAGCGATCAACCTATAAAAGTGGGTAATTTGAACGATATGCGGAGAGCGGATGAAATGATCACGACAATGAGCGGTACTGATCGAAATTTTGAAGAATGTATCTATTGTGGTTAAGGAGGTAAACCAATGAGCATTTTAAGACAAAAATCGAAATTTGCGACTTATAAACCGATGAGATACGAATGGGCTTATCGAGCCTATGAAGAGCAGTCAGCGTTACATTGGCGGGCTAAAGAGGTGCCTGTCGGCGAAGATATAGTCGATTACAATAAACTGGCCGATAAAGAGAAAGAGTTTATCCGAAACATTCTTCGGCTATTTACACAAAACGACGTGGAAGCGATGACCGGATACATTAGACTTTTAGACATTGTGAAACCTACGGAAATACGTATGTGGCTTAGTACTGCACTATCCGTCGAAGCTATTCACGTGGATGCTTATGCGTTGTTGACGGATTCTTTGGGTTTCGACGAAACTTTTTACAATGAGTTTTTCGACATCCCCGTTATGGAGCGTAAGATCAACTATCTTGAAAAAGCGAAGGTGAAGACGTGGCGCGATTATAAAGCGTTGGGATTGTCTGATATTGAAATTGATAAACGGTTTCGCGCGGACGTGCTTAGAATGGTTGCCGTTTACGCCGCTGGGCTGGAGGGCATCGAGCTAATGGCTCAATTTATGCTTTTATTAGCTTATTCGGAATTGGGTTTATTCAAGGGGATGACTCAAATTAACACGTACTCGATCAAAGATGAGTTTTTACACCAAAAATATAACACGATGTTGTTTTTGGAATTGGTAGAAGAAAATGCGGACGTGTATACCGATGAAGTGCGTAATGATATCATAAACGCCATCCGTCAAATCGTTGAGCAAGAGTTCGCGCTTTTAGACTATCTATATGCCCACGGTGAGCATCCGACTATTTCCATTGAAACGGCCAAACACTATGTGGCTTTTATGGGTAACAGGGCATTGAAAATGTTAGGTTTACCTCTTCAATGGGAAACCACTAAAAATCCTGTCAATTTCATGGAAGAGTTATTATCGTCGGTCGAATTGGCTAACTTTTTTGAAACAGAAGTGACGGGCTACACAAAAAATATCCGGCTGGGCGAGTGGAGTGATGTTAGGAAAAACGGCGTTAAATTAAACAAAATGATGTTACAATCTAAATAAGATAAGCGTGCGGATTTATCAAAGCAAATTCACGGTTATCCGTTTTGAATTTGCTTTGAAGTGTATTTGCTTACTTTTGGAGTGTTAATTTTGCGAGTGTCTAAAATAGAGCGCGACAAACTAATATTGGATAATTTGAAATTGATCATCAAAATCATTTCAAAACATCATAGCTACGCCGATTTCGATGATTATGTAAATCAGGGAGTTTTAGCGTTTATCAAAGCAATTGAAAAATTCGATCCCACAAAAGGCGTGAAATTGACAACCTACGCTTACCGAGTGGTAAGGAATGAGCTGCTGGACTACTCGATGAAAAATCGTGTAGTTGCCTCTCCGGTTAGTCGAAAAGTGCAAACTTCCGCACATTTTGTCGGTGACGACGACTGGATTTTCGACGCTATAAGCTCTCACGAAGCGTCGGTTGAAAAAGAAATACTTGATGAGGATTTAATGAGAAAGTTAAAATCGAGGTTAAACGCTAAAGAGTGGAAAGCGTTAAAATTGCTTCAAGATGGATATAAAATTTTCGAGGTGAAAAAAGCCACGGGGCTTACCCGTGGTCAGCTTAAAAAACTACACGCTAAAATTGCAGACTTGCTTTAGTCTAAGCGTTCAAAATGAGGCGTATCCGGCGTGAGCCAATTACCTCCCCAACGGTTTTTCGGGTTTAGACTTTCCCAATAATCGCCGAGCAGCTGCACATCCTCTTTTTTGTAGGTTAATTTCCCTTTTACAAAAAAGTTAAAATCAACCGCGAGACGTTTCAAGTGCTGCGATTGTAACGTCCACGAAGTAGGTTCTTTTTTCTTGAAGCCGATTTCTTGATCGTTCAATTGGACTTCGTAGCCGTAATAATTGAGTTTTTGCTGGTCTTGCGTGCGGAATGCTTCACCGAAAGTGAGCATAATACCGTGTTTTTCAGCGAATGTAATGAGTTTCGCTATATCCCGTACAAATTCCCACTGCTTTTTTACTAAAGACATTTTAACCCCCTGCATGATGTGAATTTTTTATCAAATCCCCTATCAGTGTCACGATGTAACCCAGCATTGAAGATAGTAAAACAAAACCTACAGCGGCCCAAAAAGCCGTTTTGATGTGTAGTTCGGCTTGCTTCACTTTAATTTGTGTGAGTTCGGAAAAGATTTTATCGATTTTCATTTTAAGGACTTTACTGTCCTCTTTCACATCCATTAAATCCTCTCTACAATCTCTTCCAATGGGGCATTGTGACCAGTCAACCACTTTTTCAGTTTCCACACTCATTTAAAGTCTTTCTAATCCGATAATATGTGTAATCGTTTAAAAGTATACCATTAAATGGTGCTACTTCACCTTTTCGCATCCAATGCGCTCTGATCGTAGCATCGTGAATCACTAATTGTGAGCATCCCGAAAAAAGAAAAATCACGCTAATCAAGTAACTCACGAAGCATATTTTCCGTAAGCTTATCATCTTTCTCATTCATCTCTTTTTTCAGTTTTTGTTCTTTACGTTCTTTGATAGCTTTTTTAATCGCCGAAACTAAAAGTTTAATAGCTTCGGCGATTTCGGCGATAGCGTTCATGAAGTTAGCTAATACGTTTATCAGCTTTGATACGCCCGTAAAGAGCCAGCAAACCCCCTACGCCAGCCGCGATAGTCGTTATTTGTGTGACGAGTTGCTGCTGCAATGCCGGATCGATTTTAACCCCAAAAAGCTGCGCGATAACCGCAATAAGCGTGATAATAGCACCCCAAATTGTTTTTGATTGCCACCACTTTTTAGAATTTTGCATTAATCACTCCTTTATTGTTATTTAGTGATAATTATGCCGTAAATTAGTTGATGTTATTCTTCGACGACTGAAATGGTTGCCGAATCCGAAGACAAACTTTTAAACCACAAAATACCTTCATAGTCATGCTGGTTAATGAGGGAATAAGGGGGCAAGATGATATCGACGGGCGTATCCGGGGATGGTTGTGTCGAAGAAAATACGCCGCCGACGGGTACGGAGCTAATGTTTTGCACCAGAAAAAGCGTCGAATTGGTATTAGCTTGAATATATTCAGTGTTAGAAATTGTTTTTTGCGCCATTATTCATCCTTTGTACTTTGATATTTTATTATACCTTTGAAATTGCACTACTGAATCCCACAATCTTCGAGGATTATACCACGAATCGTAATGTTTCAAAGGTATCCCACACACTTTACACACGTGCGCGGCCAATTCGCTACAAAACCATCTTTTAGGATCGTCGAATCTGAGGGCAAGAATCTGCGCCGTGAAGATGCCGATATAGTCGTAACCTTTCCCGACTTGCGCTCGGCAAAATGCCATAGCTTCACGGGCATCTTTACAGGGTAGATCAATAGTATCCCAAGCGTGAGGCGGGTGAGATTTGGAAATAACGGAAACGACACGCCCTAAATTGGCATCGGCACTGAATGTCACGTTGTCAATCTCGATTTCCACGTGAGAGTATTTCGCTCCGGAAGTTTTTCTCGGGAACGATTGCCACAATCGGATCAATTTATCTTCAACGTCGCCGGGGGCTTTGTAGAAATGCAATTTGATCATTTACAACAATCCTCTTTCAATTTTGCGAGTTCATCTTTTACGCTATCGAGTTCGGCTTTGAGCTCTTTAACGGCGTTGACTAAAACGGGAATCAGTGCCGTTTCTTTCAAAGCTAATTTCTCTTCGTTCTTAGTGTCTACGACGATCGATTCGGTGATCCCTAATTCTTTTTCTGAGGCCAAAATTTCTTGAGAGATAAATCCCCACATAGGGCGGGAATCTTTTTTCGATCCATCAGGGGCTTTAGATTTGTCAATAGCGACGACATTACCTTTTTCATCTGTTACACGTTCCCAGTAGCGTGAGCGATCGTCAAAATAGAATTGGCGCGGTTGTAATTTAGTGATATAATCAAGACCGTAAGGGATGTTTTTGATGTCGGTTTTATCCCGCTTATCCGAAGTTACCGTCCAGTTAACCTTAATGTATGCAGCGGTTACATCATTGTTACCTAAAACAATCACATTATTTGCAGATGTTCCAAGATCGTGAGGGGAATCCGCTGCCCCCGCCGAATAACCTATGCATGTTACGTTACTACCATTTGTGAAGCCCGTTGCGTCAGATTCACCAAGTCCTGGGGGCGTTACACCTGTTAAACTTCCAACAAATGTGTTACTATAACCACTTTGAAATAAAGATGCTGCAGCTGCTCCCACTGCCGTATTGAATGTGGAATCCCCGCCCATTGCGGCCATAGCATCATAACCAATTACGGCGTTCAGCGATCCCACACTTTCATTAGGTGAGCCGTTTAAATTCAGAGTTTTATTATCTTTTTGCAATCGCCCTTCGACATATAAAGCAGGGTAGGAAATGCCGGAAGGTTCGTCGGAGGCCTTTATTGGCGGATTGTACCATTTAGGGGATACTTTTTTCGCAACCCCGTCTGCTGTATATGACGAACAAGCCGTAGCGACTAAAACACCTTTAAACGAGTTGTAGGCTTCAAGGTTTTTCACGTACAAATCCACACAATAATGAGTTTTTCCAGCATCATCTGTCGTTGTATAAGTAACATAACCAATTTGAAATTTAGCATCGGAGCGATTGTTTATTTGTGTAATTGCGACAATTTGAGGCGTACTCGATGACGTACCATATACGGAAAAATCTATCCGCATTACATTGTAAGGGACTGAATGTGAGCCGCTTACCGACATTAAAAGTAGTCGAAATTTTGCGTGTAGCTGATAATATTCTCTATCAATCGTGGCGACTTTCCAGTAAGTAGGTGACCCATAATCCGACCCGCCTAAAAAGACTGTATGCGCAAATTCATCACTGTCAAAATCGCCATCATGCCATATTTTATGCTTTGTAGAAGATGACGCATCAGGGTAGATATAAGGTTGCCGATCAGACCCGATATTGATAGTTGCGTAATCATCCAAAGAATCCGGGTTATCAATCACGGGGAAAACTACACCTTCCGTCGCTCCGTTGGAGATATCATTAAAAACAATTCCGTTCAGCCCAATAATATCACTATTACCAAAATTTATAGCCGGAGCCCCATTTTGTCCGCCCCAGCCACCATATTTTGATGCCCACGTCCACGAGGCATTTATGGAGTCGTTTGCGTCACTACGTGCAAACGAAGCTCCATGTATACCATCTACGGTATCGGCATCTAATCCTTTTCCACTACCTTCGTCTGCGGTAGTAAGCACACGTGAGCCATTTGCGGTCACGGTTCCGCCGTTTGCGTTTAGTGCTAACGTTGCAGCGGCTCCATTGTTACGCGCTTGAATTTCGTCGTTATCAATGGATAAGTTAAGGTTATCGTCTGGTCCTATCGTTATCGCGCCGTTAGATGTGAGCGTTACGTCTGATGTGTTTGTGAAACGAATTTTGCCGCTAATCGTATCGTCTACGTCACTGCGTACAAACGCAGACGAATTAAGCCCATCCAATAAATCGGCATCAAGCCCGCTACCGCTACCGTCTACGTTTTTAAGCTTATTTAAAATAGTGCTGTCGGATACGTTCGATAGTGTGGTATTTGCCCGTTGATTAAGCTGTGAAATGATTTTTGAAGCCGTCCACAATGCCGAAGTGTCCGTTGCGTTGTCATTGACGTTTTTACCTTGCAATTGCGCTACATTGATGTTATATTGATCGATAAGCGCGCTCCAATTCGTACCGTCAAACTTTTCAAATTTTTTATTGGCACTATTCCAACGGATCGTACCGGATGGTACGTTATCCCCCGTACCGTCAAAAAGTTTCGCTAAATCTTCATCACGGGCTTTTAGTTGCGTTAAAAACTCTTCATACGCCGTTGTGAGTGTAGGTAAAGACCAATCTGCCATTCATCATCCTTTATTTCAAGTTTAGTAGCCCACCGCTTGCCAGCTCACTTTTCCGCTAACGCGATTTCCATTTTGGTCAAAAAGATACACGCTAAATCCAGCAGGATTAGGCACATCGTCAAAATCATATACCGCCGTTAAGTTATCCGTACTTTGTGGCGTAAGTGTGATAGATTCGACATCCGTGAAGGACTCATTAAATGATACCCACGTACCGTTCGTATCGTCGGCGTTAACCGTGACCATACCGCTATCACGCTTGCGTTTACTATCCAGTTTCACGCTTAATGTTTTAAGCGCGATAACACTTTTATCATCATCAGAATTGAAATGTACTGTAATTCTAACATATCTAAAATTTGTTTCATAAACGCTTTGCGCTCCCTCATGGATCGTCCAATTAGAGCCATCTTGCGACACGGCAATATCGTAAGATAATTCCACTGCACTACCTACATAATCCCCGATAGTTACGTCGATAGTAATCATCGACGAAGATAGAGTTGTACCGTAATCGAATACTTCCGTGTAAGTTGCAGTTGTTTCATAAGGTTGTGACCAAAGTGGATATCCGGCATTAACTTGATCTTGCGGAGCCGTCCAATTGTGTGAGTCAAAGTGCTGCTGATAAGTTTGATTTACGTTAACGGGTGCATATAGCTGGTTTGTAAAGGGTGAGTAATAAGCATTTTCTTTTTCGCCGCTAAAATCGCTCACCCAAATCGTATTGAGTACATAATCAGGGGGGCTGCTTACCGTTACGGTAGTTTTAGCACATTGCCCTTCGTTACCCGCGGCATCAATTGGGCAGACCCAATAAGTATACGTTCCGCCGTGAGTTTCAAAAATGACCGTAAAAGTGCCTTTTTTAGTACCGATAATTTCCGCGGTGCTTTCATTCGGCCCTCTTTTAATCCGATAAGTTTTAATCGGTAGGGCTCCTTCATCGGCAAACCATTTCAGAATGACGTTATTATCAATAATCTGGTAGTCAACTTTAGTTACAGTCGGCAATGTGACATTATGAACAAAAATCGTTTCGTCACTTGAATTGCCCGCAACGTCAACAGCGCGAATGTAAAAAGTCTGCGTTTTCCACGTCACCGGAATAGAATAAGCGTGAGATGCTGTCACGATTTCCGTATTGTCATAGCGTAAAACAAAATGATCAATGTCAAGCGTCGTAGCGGGGTTGTTCCACGATAAGCGAAGCACTGTATCATCGATAACCCCTTCAAGTTGGGGTGCAGCTGGTGGTGAAACATTGACAACGACATCAGTACCGCCCGCCGCGAAACCAAATACATCGACGGGTACAATGGTAAACGTTTTACTACCGAGCCAATTTACGTCGGTTGTAAAAGTAGTGCCCTGCACCGTTAAAATTTCATTGTCTACGTGCAATTCATAATGAGCGACGCTGAATGATCCTTTTTCGATGCCCCACGAAAGTATTAGTTTAGACCCCGCAAATTTATAGCCTGCATTCGTTATCACGGGTACGTTATAGGAGGTTGTCACACTATACGTTGCCGAAGCTATTCCGGCTTTATCATAAGCAATGAAATTGTAGTTTTCATCACCGTTTTGATGTGGAGCTACTCTAAATTCACTATTCGGCTCAATCGTCCAGCGTTGATTCGTCGTCGTGTTAATAACGTCGATATATACAACCTCGAAAGTGCCCTTCACAATTGAAGGCGTAAAAACATAATAAACATCGTCAATCGTCAAAGTTACAGATTTAATTGAGGGGGCGGTTACCGTATAGGTTTGCGAATTAGCTGCGCTGCTAAAGCCCGCTACATCTATCGCCGTAACGGTGATCGAATAATCACCCGCCGCGTTTATTGAGAAAAGTGTCGTAGTGTCTTTAGTTTCAACGGTTTGAGAGTTGACGGAAAAAACATATTTGGCAATTTGAAAATCACCTTGTGTTACTCCTGTGATCGTGACGCGTAATTTACCGTTTTCAGGGGCAACAGCTACGTCCGTCACTTCCGGCAACGTGATTGTGTAACTTGACGTAGTTTGCCCAAAAAATCCAGCCACGTCAAAAACGGTAACTTTTACATCGACGGTCGTTTCCGTCGGCGTGATTCTTATCGTTTGACCCCTTTCATGTAACACTTCATCATCGACAACCCATAAATAGCGTTTTAAGTTGAAGTCGCCTTGCGTTACATCAGCTGCGCTTATTTCAAGCTTATCACCAACGATTTTATACGTAACCGAGTTAATTACGGGTTTTGTAAATGTGACGGTGATCGCGGTTTCATTGACGCTTACATGATTCGTCGTATCAACGGCGCGAATAGCATATTTAGTCGCCGACGCTGGCGGGAATCCTACTAACAACCTATTCCCCGCAACTTTTTCAAATACTAATTTATCGTTGATGTAAATGTTATATCCGGCCACGTCAACATCGGACACACTCGGCCACTTCAAAATCACGCCGTTTTGAGGATCGATCTCATAATCTAATGACGCTACATCTGACGGCGGAGCCGATTTGCCCAGATAAGTATGTGTCACGTCGGGTTCGTTATGCGTAACGATTTCACGCCCTGTCATAACAGGGCGAATGAAAAATTCGTAAGTCTTTCCCTCTTCCAAAAACCAAGCGTCGAAAGTGTAAGATTTTCCGCTGATCCCCGTTGCTATTTGATTAAGTTCTTGCGATCCTTGCAATCGGTAATAAATATTAACGAGATAGTCTACATCCGTATCGGCTGACCAAAAAAGATCAACCATCGAAACAATGGTACCGTCTTGCCGTTTAACGAGATACTCTTTAATATCCGCCGAAACAATTTCCGGCACCGTTAAATCCGCAATCGGCTGCTCCGGCATGATGTAATCTTCCTCTTCCAAAATATCGGCGCGATAATCCGAAGCGACGATATGGAAATTATTTTCAAGCGTTCGGGATATGTTAATGACACGAAGCAGTTTATACTCTTTGTTTACTTCCCCAAAAGTATACAGTGCATATTCATCAGGGGCTTTAGAAAAAGCGGTCGTGACGGTTAGAGTCGTCGTCTTTGTAGGGGATGAAAATTGTGATGTGTCGATAGCGCGCTGCTCTATCGTATCGTCTTGCATTCGTACAATAATATTGTAACTTTTAGACGGATCAATTAGCACTGGTTCATCTAAATGAACGACGGTAGTCGTGTTATCACCCAATAAACGTCCGCTATGCCCCCATGCTGGGACATCGTGGGCAAACATCACAACGTCACCCACTTCACACGCGAGTGCGTCAATACCTACATCAAACTCAACGACCCTGCGGAGATATTTAGTAGACCGATAGAGGTATCTTCCATATCGCCAAGCTTGCGGCGCGTCAATGATACCCCATGCATTGACTTCTTGCACTTTGAAACCGTCAGGCTTTTCTGAATATTCTATTGTCGAGGGCTGATAAAAGTTATTCGCATCGTAATACTTCACGGCAATAATGTCTGGCACATCCTCTTTTCCGGCGTATGTGGTTTGTAAGCTTCCGGCCACGATATTACCCATCGAAAATAGTTGCACGGGATCAGCTGGCTTATCGATGATCAAACTAAATTTTGTGCCGCGTATAACAGGAGTCGCGTGCCCTACACCCATAATTTTTTGTAATAGTGTCCATAAATCTGAACGAAAGTCGATAATCGCATTGAACGTCGCGCGTTTTGTCTTCCACTGCTTACTTTCAAAAGTAAAACGTACTTCATCATCACACCACGCGGCAAATTCCACAAATCTATCAAAGTCAATTTGAGAATAGGAAATGCCCGCTCCGTAACGTACATTAGTCAATAAATCCCACGCGGCCCAAGCGGGATTAGATGATGACATATTCCCATAAAAGCTACCGTCAGGGCGATACACGGGAATCGCTTTACGGCTTACGAGCGTTTTAATGGATGAGAGCGATCCGTTAAGTTGACTATCGGCGCGAGCCATAATTTTAAGCTTCGCAATACCGGGATGACTCAAACCAATTTCATACTTTTCCGTAAGCCAGTCAAACTGTACGACATTTTGTTCACGTGAAGAATTTGCGTCAGCGGTGATCTTCGTGACACGGACTTCGTATCGTTTCCCCGCGGGGACGTAAAGCGTGAATTCTTTCTTGATAGGTTTAATCGTAGCGGCGGAGATTTTAACCGTATCGAAATAAGTCGTGGCGTATTTTGGTCTTTTAGCTTTGCGGCCAAAATAATCACGTGTCGCTTTTTCACAATTAGTATCCGGTTGGGTTTCCGAATAGATATATTGTGTCGAAGACCAATAGTAAATATCGCCGCCGTCGGGAGTACATAACCACAAATACTCCGTCCCTACCACATCTCGGCGATACTCTTCAAGTGCCGTCCAAGTCGTTCCACCGACTTCACGATATTCGATTTTCAGTTCGACTTCACGTGTATCCAGCCCGCCTTTGTCATTAGCATAGAAAAGACCGTGCGGCAGGGAAATGCCCAGCACTAACGTATTGACATTATCCGATTGCGTTGTAACGCTCACGGGGGAGCCGTTCTTAACTTCCGATCCGACGGGAGTTTGATGAACATAGCCTTGATCGCTATACGGGTAGTTAGTCGAAAATTGCGGATGTACCCCTCGCACTCCCGTAAAAAACAAAACCGCGTGTTTAGCTTGAATTTCCAAATTAGGAGGCCTAAAAGCGTCTTGATCGAGCGTTCCCGTACGGCTAAAAATCGCTAAATCATTCAAGTGAGTAGCGGGGATGTTATTGATGTAGATATCGGCAGCGTGAATCGGGTTGATTTCCCCCTCGCATAAAACTTGTTCAATGTGTAACCACTCCGCCGAAGGATCGCTTTGTGACCCCGGGTAGATTTTTTCCAGTAAGTAAACGTTGCCTCCCGTAATGTATTGCCCATACAATACGGGGATAGGGCGTCCAATTTGGGACACCGAAGCGATACCGTTCCAACTGTACGTCGGCGAAGCGTCGAACGATTCCGCTTCCATCTTACCCATCGTTGGTAGTTGAGCGGGCATAAGGGCATTCAATACGGCCATCCCACCGATAACAACGCCCGCCGTGATAATCGCGGTGCCGATAGTGGACGTGACACCAAGCGCAGCGGCAATGGCACCCCCAGCGGCGGGGGCAAAAACGGCAACTAAAGCCGCAGCCGCAAAACCTAAAACATCATCGACGGCGTGTTTTTCGATTTTGGGCATATACACGACTTGAGAGCCGTCTGGCAAAACCATATCATAAGATGTGATTTTTGTACCGTTCACCGCTACAATATAATCCCCTGTGGCGGGGATGATATCGGATAGTTTAACGGGAGCTTCATAATCTTTGCGGATGATGTCATCTCGCGTCAAAGGGTTTGCGATATATGCAACTTTAACCATAGCGGTAAAATCCTTCAATTTGATTTTTCCAAAGCGGCGAATCGAAACGATCTATCCGCACATTGCTTTTATGCGTGAGATGTATAAAACGCTTATCATCAAGTACAAAACCGATATGGCTAATTATACCTTTTCGCTTCAACAACACGATATGGGCATCGGCAGGAGAATCGACTTTTCGCCAGCGTGATTCGCCTTTTTCGGCTTTGCTTTTTTGTTCTGTAAAGTAAATCGGCGCGTCATCGATATCTACGTCGCTCCACTGATCCCCCACGTCGATATCATAAATATCACGCATTAACGCGCGTACAAAACCATAACAATCAAAACCTTCATCGAGAGTTCGACCGTTCGGCGTAAATGTAGCCTCCAGATAAGGGGCTATTTTTTCAAAAGGTACGGCGGATTTCATCGTCATCTACTTCGCTTCAAAACCGCTGCGGGCATCGAGGGAAACCCGATAAACGGGACAACTTTAGCCCCCGCGAATTTACGTTGACAATCAAAAATCGTCTTATCACACACCGTATCCGCGCCGCTGTACGTGCAGCCCGTGTCGGGGCGTTTGAAAATAGCTTGACAATGATTCGGCAAAACCTTTCGAGTCGGCACTCCGATTTTTGTCGGATTTTGCGCCCCTAACGTAAATGTAACCACCATCTCCGTCGCTACTACCTTTGTAACGACGAAAGTCATTTCGATTTCGGGAGTGGGGGAGTCTAAATTTTTAGAGTACACAAAATATAATGTTACACGCCAGCCACTGCCGTGCCCCTCGATATCCTCTTCGACGTAGTTTTGAATGATACGCGATATATTCGATAGCGAGAGTGAAATTTCCGGTAACGTCCCTTTGGCATCTTGCTCAATTGTAGTGTCCACAATAGCTAAAGCTGTCCACTCGATATTTTGCCACGTCACATTTTCATTATTGCGTACAAAATGAAGTACGTCCCCCGCATTAGTTTCCACTTTCAAAAATAGTAAAAACGCGCCGTCGTCGGTGAGTGCATTTTTTGCAAGTGTCGCTTCAGCAGATAAAGGTAGCATCGTTAAACCTCTCTAAATTCGACATCGGTAATCGATGACGTGTTAGGCGTTACAAAAACCCGTTTTGGCGGATGTGTGAAACGTACGGCGACCGTTCCCTTACCTTTCGGTAAGTTAAGAGTAAAAGATCGCCACGTACCTACCAAATAGTAAAAATCCATCACCGTATCTGCGTCGCTTTCTGGGATATTGGTAAAAGCGTAGCGGTAAATCTTTCGCGCCCGCGTATATTTTTGCCGGGTTTGCACCCAACCGTTTTCAAACGAATCTTTGATCGCCGAATCTTCCACCGTTTCTTCAAAATGAGTGGGGGCGATATCAGGAAAAATCGGTAGTGTAGCCATTTTAACTTCCTCTCACTAATTGTTTAAAGGCTGGATCAATCTGCAATCGTTTCACGATGATATTGACGACTTCGGCTTCCCGCGACTGCTGCAATCGTGCAACGTCAAAGTCGAAAGGCACACCCGTTTCATTTTTTACGTTGATTTCGATTTTAGGTTTGGCACTCGCCAACGCCGCGACTTGATTTCGTGATAACACAACTTCGCCCACTTGTAAAATTGCGGGCACTTCATCGGATCGTGTCACGATCCCTCCATCGTGAAACTTTTTGATCCCCTGCGCCGTGACGACTCCACCTGTATGTACCGACGGCAACTTAACCCCAAAAATTCCGCCGACACCTTCGAGCAGCTTCATTGCCGTCATTTTAGCCAAAATATCCGCAATATACCTCATAACGGCTTGCGCGAAAGATTTGAAGTAAGCCTCCAAAGATTTCAACTTGCCCTGCATCGCGTCAAAGAAAAAGTCACTAAACGCGCTTTGAAGCGATTGAGCCGTATTTTTGCTTAATTCACGCCAATCATCCATCGTAACTTTGAATTTATTGTGTGCGTCTTGCAATCCTTTTTTAAGTGCGTCGGCTATCGTACCTTGCAAGTCTTGCAACTTACGCTGCGTGATAGCTAATTGCCCGTTAATATCGGCAATTCGGTTCGCTATCATTTGAGTTTGTACCGGATCGAAAGTGTTTTTAATTTGCCACTGCAAAACACGCAAACGCTCTTTCAAAATTTCAAGCCGTTTTTGCAAATATCGCTTTTTATCGATTTCACCTAATCGATTTTGATAGTCCAAAACTTTTTGCATTCTTTGCAAGGTAGCTTCGGCAATTTGTGTTTGAATTTGGACATCTTTTTGTAGCTGCTGTTTGCGATACTTATCTTCAATTTCCGCTTTTTTCTTCGCTACGATATTGTCTAACTCAATTTCCAATAATGCCGTATTTGCTTTGGCTTCACGTGCTTTTTTGAGTAGCTCGTCTTTCCATTTATCCCATTTCTTTTTCTCTTTTTCGATATCGGGAGCGGTAGCGTCTTCAATAGCGTTTAAGATATCTTGCATAGCGTTAACGGCCTCTTGCGAAACGGTCACTTTGTGAATTTCCGCGGCCATTTTCAATTTTGGCAGCCCGTGCGTGAAGCTTTCCCAGTTGATTTCGCTATGTATCTGCGTCAAATCGTCAAGCTCTTTTTTAAGCTCCCGAATTTTGCGTTTAAACACGAAAGTGTTTTGATTGAGCATCTGGGAAATTGTGTCCCACGAAGTCGAGAATTTATCTTGCGCCCAATAATAAAGAATTTGCATATCTTTAAACGCCATCTTCAACGTGGCGACGATCATTCGCCAACCCACAACGACTTTTTCAAAGTAAGGCAGCAAACTCCCTAAAGTTTCATTCATAAGCTGAGCAAATTGTTCAAAAAGCGGAATGAGCGCGATTCCCAATTCTTCACGAATATTTTCAAGCGTCGCTTGCATACGTTGAAACTTTTCATAAGACGTTTCTTGCACGCGGGAAAAGTTCTTGACCGTCTTTTCGCTTTGTTTAAGCACCGCGTTAAGTACCGCTTGTTTTTGTTCTTGCGCAGTAAGTTGATCGACGGTTTTATGTATTTGCTTCGCGTAATCTTCGTAAGCTTCACCCAGCTTGATCGTGATACCTAAGTTATCGAGGATCATCGGGGACATTCGCCCGATACCCGTCACAATATCGCTAAACGCTTGCGATACGTCGGAGCCAAATAGCCGTGCCCGATAACGTGCAATTTCCATCAACTTACCCAATTTTTCAATCGGGATTCCCAAAGCGATAGCCTGGTTTGCCGCCATTACCAAATCATGATTAGACACCAAACCGCCTGACGCTTCTTTCATTTTCTCAAAAATTTCAGCGGCTTTCGCACCGTGCTGCTCAACCGTCAGAGCGAAAGCCTGAAACGCCTGCTCCGCTTTTGCGGCTTCTTGCGCGATATCGAATGCTTCACGAAAAGCTAAAAGTGCCCCCGTGATTTTAGCTACCGTAGTAAGCCAAGCGGTTTTAATATGATGAGCCGCGTGCCCGCTTACTTCTTCAAGATGCTTAAAAGAGTGCTTTCCGATTTCAGCAGTGTGTTTTAATTCGGTTTGAAGGGTTTTGAAAGTTTGAGAAAGCGGTTTTGCCGCTTTCCCTGAATCTTGCATAGATTTTTGAAGCTGCCCAATTGATTTTTCAATTGATTTGATCTTTGACGAAAATTCGTCTTTGAGTTTTATGACTGCTTCGAGAGTGACGTTTTTTGCCATTTTGCTTTCTCCGTTTTAAGCCTTGTTATCGTGTAAACATACCAATAGGGTTGATCTATTATACCGCCATGCTGGTAAAGAAAGCCACTCTCATAATGCGAAAATAGCTCTAACAACTCAATAACATCCGGCTTAAACGAGAGGAGCTTAGGGCAAAAAGAAACGCGAATATCGCCTTTAACGAAAGGTTCGTCGGCGTTACCTTGCCTTTGAGGTAACGAAGCACCGTCGCACCCACGCTCTTTAAAATGGCCGTATTTACGACACTTTTCACAATCGAAAGCGTCTAATTCATCAGCAAAAGCTGCAAGTGCTACGGCTTCGTCACTTACTTTTTTGCGTCAGACGCTGCCTCCAAGACCGCGTTAAAGATATCCATCACTTCCGAAAATGTCAGTTCATCTTTTTTGTCACCCGCTACGACGGAAACAACGCGATCGATATCATCGTCGCTAATAGCAGTCATAATATCGTCGGTTCCGGCAGACATTAGCCGCTGAATAAGACCAAAAATTTTAGCCTCTTTAATTTGTTTCCACGTCAATGTTTCGACATCAAAATCACCTACGTGAGTCTTGACAACTTTTTTACTCATTTAATGACCTCCTATGGAATTTGGATTCATCATTATAACAAAATATCGCGTGAAACATAGGAGCTAAACCAGCGTAACAACCACCGATTTAAATCTCATTTTGTGTTAGCGTTCTTCATAGTAAATCACGTTCATCGACACGTTAATGACAATGAATCCGTCAAGGAAATTATCGTTGACGGTTTCTTCGATTGTAAAATCGGCTTTTAGTATATTATCGCTAAATTGTTCATACTCGTCGAGACCACGCTGAATCAATTCTACATATTCATCAATTCGTGAATAATAGCGAGAATCACTTCCTTCACGATCAATAAGCGTAAAACCGAGATTCATCGAAAGCGTATTGCGTGAATAAGCTTGCCCAAGGTGATTTTGGGACATTGTAGCCGCCGCGTTGTAACAAATTAACGGCATATCCGTAGCTTTCACACTCTCTAACGGTACTAAACCTCGACGAATCTTTTTCACTTTTCCATTAAAAAGCTTTTGTAGCGTCGCTTCAAAGTCGTAAAGAATTTTTTGTCGTGTCGTCATTGCATAAACCTTTCAAGCCAGTTGACCAACTCCGCTTCCATTTTCGGGAAATAGCTTTCCGCCGCTTTTTGTAGATAGTGCCGCCCTTCGATATGTACATGCTTTTTCAAAACAAACATCGGCGTGATACGATTTCCAACTTTTCGGACTAACAAAAGATTGCCTCGTTTTGACTTGATCGGAAACAAATCAGGAAATTGTGCTGGTATATCGCCGCGCCGTTGCCAGTTGAATCTGGGGGCACCCGTCGGCGTTAAAGCTCCCTCCAACGGTATCGCCAACGCGCCGTCCGCTTTTTTAGCGTAGATATCGGCACCGTACTCCAGTGGAGCCGCATATTTGAGCGACGTACCGACGTGCATAGCCACGCCGTGGCCGGGAGATAGTGGGGAGAGTACAAAAATGCCGTGAGGATCGAGTTTATTGCCGAAAGAGTTTCGTAGCCGTCCCGTGCGGACGTGAATCGGATTGTTAGTCAAATAAAGCTTTTTCACCCACGAAGAAAAGTCCATCCCCAAACGGGCCGCTTGTTTATGCAGTTCGGCTTCAAATTTTGTCCGGTTGATAACGTCGCTCAATTTGCGTATTGCGGTTTTAGCCGCATCGTCAAAATTGAGCGTGATCGTCAAATTATTATTTTGCATAGCTTAAAAGTAGTGCTTTCGGTAACGATCCAAAATTTGCTGTACTTGCAAGGGGATAGCGTGCGTGTCATACACGTAACTTCCATCGGGCGTAACGACCGATTGCACACCACCTTTGACTCGATCTGTTTGATAGTAGAGATGCTGGCTCAATAAAAGTTGAGCGTATGCGATATCCGGCGGCATCGTTTCATAACCCGCGCGATAAGCAAACTTATACTGATGATCGGCGTAGAAAAAATCCGAATCACATCTTACCAATCCGGTCGCGCCGTTAGACTCCAAAACTATCGAAGATAAAATATCTTTATCCATCGTCAAGTCACGCGCCAAGGTCATTGAAATGACCGGATAGTAAGTTAGAGCGATAACGTGGGACGCGCTGCCGTTCAAGGTTTCCGTTACATCGGCAGCCATGATTTTGTTACCAATGTATCGTTCCATCAAACTAACAGACGCATCGATGATCTGATTTAGAAAATCATCACTTTCCGTATCGTCTTGCGCGATATCCAGCAGGGTTTTTAGTTGTTCAAGTGTGATCATTTCACTTCTACGCTATCTTTAAACTTTTCTTGCGTTTCCGCTTTTTTGACTTTTTTACGTTCCCGCAAAATGTCAACAATGCCATATGCGGCGAAACGTTCCGCCGCCTCTTTGGGCATATCGATAGTTTCCCCAGCGGCGTACACGATACCGTTAAACGCCGTTCGTTTCTTCGCCACCACTTTCATCTCAACACCACCACTACTTCATCGTCATCGCCGACCGCGGTAAATGCGGTTTCGTAAGTGCGAATCCCGTCACGGACACCAAGACCGATATTATTGTAGACCGCTTTCGGTACAAACACTTCGACGATATTACCTGCATCGTTACCGACGCTGCCGCCAATAGCTTGCGGTTCACCAGCCTCGAATTTTTGCCAAATATCATAATCCGAAAGCTTCATCGTGTCGGGATCAACCGTGCCTTTCGTATTGCGTGACAAAATCGAAAAGTCGCCGACACCCGTAGGATCGTTAAGATCATCACGCTGAGCCATATCGTTTGCCAGTTCGACCGTGAATTTAGACAAAATAGGGGCGTAACCTCCGGTAATAGCGGGAGGCGTGTTACCACTTCCATCGGCGAATGAGCCGCCCATAGTCAAACCTGCGCCCTTACACAATGCGGGAGTCGGAGCGGTTTCATACGTCACGTCCGGAAAAGTTGCAACTTCCGAAGGTTTATTGAATTTGCCCGTAAACTCAAAGCTGATCTTTCCGACTTGATTAGCCGTCATATCAAAACTACACGTTCCACGCGCGCCCGTAATGACAAAAAGTGTATCATCGAGATAGGCGTAAAACGTCAAAGATGCAAAATCATCAGACTTCGGTTTTAGCTCAAAGTAACCGTCACCAGCACCCGCTGCACTTTCCGCAATAGCCGAAACATCAAAGCCACACGCTTCAAGTAGTCTGGTAAATCGCGGCTCCGTCTTTCCGTCATTTTGCGCGCCATTCCCCTTGATTTCAACGTAAAACGAAAGTTGCGCATATTTCTTTCCGGCAATAGTAGCTTCGGGGGAAATGCTTTCTTTATAGGGTTTACGCTCGACTTGCTCAATATTAGGAGAAAGCGAAAAGTCGAAAATTTCAATGGCATCACTATTCGGTGCCGGGTGAGCGTCGGTTCCGTAAGTCGTTTCTTTTTTAGCGAGTAGTGCCGTTCGTCGTTCAATTGCCATTAGTTAACTCCTTGCGGGGGAGCTTCGCGCTCCCCACGATTATTTAACACCCGTCAGTTTGACGATGCTTTCGGTCAATCCAAGCTTACCGTCTAGACGGTTAAACGCTTTCAAAACAACTTGATGTTTTTCAAACGCGCCGTAACCATCCATCGTAGATTCGACGCTATATTCGCCGCGGTCAAACAGATAATAGTATTTAAAATCACCGAAATAGATTTCGGTTTCGTTAGTGTTAGTGCCCAGATTTTCCGCGATATTGACGTTTTCGATGACGGGTTTACCAAAGAGAGTAGATACGTCGCTATCCGCGGGCGTGAACAACAGCGGGCGACCGTTTCCATCTACCAGTTGGCGGAGTAGCTGCATACCTTTAGGACTGGTCATAAATACAGCACGGCGACGATATTGAGTCTTGAGCAGGCTCAACAGTCCGGCAACGTCACCGTAAGCCAGCGCGCTTCCGCTAATCGCGGCACTGTCAATCGGCTCGGTAGTGAAACCTTTCGGCTGTCCGGTTCCGGTTCCGGCAGTCATTGCACGATCTTCTTCGGCGGCGAAAGCTTCCGCGAAAAGACGGGTAAGCAGTTGCACCAGATCGATGTTAGCGTCGGCGACCAACTCTCGTGACATCGGAATGAGAGATTGAAGGCGGTTCAATGTATAGAGGACTTCGCCGAATTGTGCGCTTTGCTCGTTCATAGCGGAATTTTCGGTGCCCCATTCCGCGCCGGGTTTACCCGTAAGCGTAGGAATATGCCCAGAAAGCGTCGATACCGGCATAACGGTGACAATCGGGCGCATAACGGTATAATCGGGCAGTGCTTCAATGAGCATAGCTTTAAACTCTTCGGGCACCAGATAACCACCGGCTGCGTCAACACCTTCGCCCAGTGCTTTAATCGTCGCGCCATCTTTGAAGACGAGAGCTTTGAAGAATTTTTGCACTTTCTCTTCGGGTTTCAAACCTTTGAAAGCGTCACCAGCGGGATCGTCTTCGGTCGGCATAACACCAAACTTTTTATCCGTGCGATCAAGACCCAGCTCTTTAACCGTTTTTTCGATCTGAGCCGCGATCATTTCCGTGAATTGTTCAGGGGTGAGTGTAACTTTGTCTGCCATTTCATTCTCCTTTTTTGGAATTAAGTGTTTTAGCGACCGCTTTAGCAAGCAGCGCGTTTAATTCGGCGGGCGAAACGCCCTCCACCTCAAATTCTACCTTCGCCGAAGTGCTTTTAGCGTCACTTTCAGCGGATTTTTGTTCTTTTTTGGAATCGTCGCTATGATCTGCCGCCGACTTATCGGCGGGAGCGGTGATTTTTTCCAAAAGTGTGTCATGCTCCGCTTTAAGTTTCACGTGAGCCGCTTCAAGCTCATCCAATTGTTTTTTCATTTCGGCGGTTTCTTCGTCGATGATCGATTTCCACTCTTTATAAGTCATATCGGCAAAATACGCTTCTTTGTGCGCTTCATCCCAGCCGTCTTCCTCGGTAGCGGCCAAAACTTCCCGCGGTTCCCACTTGCGAAATTCTGGCGGTTTCCGATCTACGGCTTTGTAATGTTTTGCAAGATGATTATACACACTTTTCTTTTCTTCGTCGGGAATATCTACGCCGCCGCGCGCGCCCAACAGTGCAGCCATCGCCGTGACGACCCCACGCCAAATTGCAACCAACTTACCGTTTTCAATGAAATGATGGGGGAGTTTATACGCGGTGAGGTTATCCGCATTTTCCGCATCGTACCACGCGAATCCCTGACGATACTTCGCAAAATTGATATTGCCGTCGGCATCGCTCGCCCATTCCCTCAACGCTTTAATAGCCGCGCGACCATCCCAGCGCGCTTCCATATCGACGGGCGTATCCTTAAAGGGTACGACTTTTTTAACATCCCCGCTGATTTCGATCAAAAGTTCGTCGTCTGATTCTTCAACGGTCATTTTCGGAGCTTTAAACGCGCATAGGTTCAACCCCTTACCCTGCATCACGATTTCCGCTGACGGATTCGCCGGAATAGGTACGAAAGACAATTCCAAAAGTTCACTTTCAAAAATGACACGGTTTGCGTGAGAAAGTTCTTTTTTTCGTGCATTGTACCATTCGGGATCAAGTTCTTTTAGCGTTTCAAAATCATCTTTCCACAAAACTTTTTTCGGGATGAATCCGATTGAAGTCATCTTCAAAAAACCGTTTTCGACGAGATACTTAACTTTTCGGCCCTCTTCGGTATCGGCAAACTCCGGGACGAAAATGATTTTATCCTCCTCTTTGCGAATCTTCGTAGCTTTCGCAACCGGGTAGCCATTCCAGTTGTGGGCAAAAAGCATAACGGGATTTTTCGCAAAATTCTTTGTGTCAACGCCTTTCGCCCTTACAATATCACCGTCACGATCCACGGTTTCATTCGTTCCGACGATGTGAATTTCACCATCGGCACTTTTCGTTAGCTCAACGAATTTTTTCATTGTGTCGCCTCCATAGTTGATTATTTCAATTATACATTAGTTTGAGCCGAATCTTCGATATTTTCATTCGGTTTACCCAACTCGCCCACCCATTCCGGCTTTTGCACTTCTTTATTCGCTTCCGACGGACTCAAAATCCAAAAATTTTCATCCAGCGTTAAACCGTACTGCTTCGCTTTTTGCAATACGGTATCGAGAGCGGGTAGCGTAAATTCAAACCCCTGAATAAAGTATTTACCATCCAGCGTAGTTCGGGGCTGCTCATGCCCCAACTGGCGTAGATATTCGGGGATTGTCATATACGAGCCGTCGTCCCTACGAAAATATTCCAACTCGATAGGCTGCGTAAGCAACTCCACGGGAGCTTTAATGTAAAAATTTTCTGAGTACATTAAAAGGCCTTTCCGGTTAAATAACCACTTTGTTTAAGTGTATTATACCGCTGCGAAACTTCTTCATCCGTGAATGTGCGAGAGTAGACTTTAAAAAATTTAATCCTTCCGGTAAGCATATTATCGCGGGTGCGTAAATAAATTTGATCTCCACGTCCATACACACCTAAAAGCAATTCCCCTGTCGCACTCAATGCTAATGGCTCACCGCTACTGTCTACAACAGCTCCTTGAAAAAAATGCCGCACTTGTGTAGCTGTTACATTCACCATATAATGATTTAACATCGGTAGCAAGAAACCAACTTTAACACTTAACATTTTCACGTTATAAATACGAGCTATAAAACTTTCTTTAGTTCGTAAAAGAATATCCGTAGACCCCTCTATTGAGGATGCTCCAAGAGTGAAAAATTTATTGTACCAATTTTGACGTGTTTCGGGTGAAGCAAACACTAATTCAAATGACATAGGTTGAGGATTGATCGGAGGTACAAAAGGCGTTTTTAGATACCCCCTCCCATCAAAATACGCGCTATCATCAACGTAGTTCAGCGGCATCCCATGAAACACGTCCCTGCGCCATTGTATCAGTTGCAAACCTTTATTCAACCAAATCTGTTTCATTTCATAAGCATAATTAAAAATCGGCGCGCAGCCACGGTTAATCTTCTTAGTGGTAATATACACATTCGCATCAAACGTCGCATAATCAGGATCGGACGTATCAAAAATCAACTCGATTTTTGCCGGATCGTCTAATGAGCCTTGCCCGATAAAAGAAAAATACTCCACTCCAAGAGTTGCAAGAGCTTGATATCTTAAACTTTTTTCGCCTCTAAACTTCAACTTATCGAGTTTAAGTTTTCCATTAGTCCAATCGACGACGATATCGACGCGATAATAAGCATCGGATTTCAGCAGTTCAACAATGCACCGCAACGCCCCCGAATCGCTCGTGTCTTGATTGTGAATTTCAAAATGATCGCCCGTCCAAGTGTTAGTCGAATTCGGCCCTCCGGCTTGCGCAACCCACTGCACTACGTCGGCATTAGCCCCGCCTTCATCCAAACTTACGTAATCCAGCACCGCTCTATCGCGTTCACACATCGGCAACCACGCTTTGACGATGCTCACATCGATGAAGTCGGATTTTACCTTCCAATTATCACGATAAATAAACCGCTCCGGATTGTTTCGCAGTCGCATCAATTGCCATTCCGTAAGTGCCGTATCCGTAACGATCACATTGTTGTACGTCAACGCTTCAAAACGATTTCCAGCACCATTTTCAACGCCAAGATAATAAAACGGCGTGCATTCGGTCAATTTTTGATATGTGTAATCGTCATTTTCCAAAACGTATTTATACAAATGCAAGGGCGTATCTTGATCCGCTTTCGCAATTTCGTAGTCCGTGACCGTAATACTTGCCGTTCCGTTCACATTATCGGGGCGAATTTCAAAATGATAAGTGTCTTTAGTGACGCGTAAGACAAAAACATTTTCGCCGTGAACGATATTCGCCGACGGTGATAACAAAGCCATTCCAGTCAAATCACTACCGCAGAACAATTTAGCAAAATCGCTTTCGCCTTCCGCATGAAATTTCACGACGACGGTATCGCCAACAGCCAAGCGGGTATCGCTCCACAAAAGCTTATAGTTAGCGTTCACGTCGTTATCCGGCGTAATCGTTCCGGTAGCGTCGTCTACCGTCACTTTATATTCCGCGCCGTTCGTTTTGACCGTCGCTCCGCTTTCTAAAACGGTTTTTTGGTACGGTAATTCAATCCGTGCGTATTGATCAACGCCGTTAAACTTGTACGCCCTGCCCGAATAAGCCTCACACGTATAAGATTTATTGAATTGAAACAATCGCACACCGTCATTTCTACGTGCCAGTCTTACTGGTTTGCCGGGCACTCGTGAATGAGATAATCTTAACCGCATTGCTTACCCTTTGTAAATTGTTTCTCTATTATACGCCTTGAAATTGCAAATCAATATCATACGCCGCCGGATCGAGATACATTTTAATCAGCTCATCCGTCAAAACGCCGCGTTTTTTCCATCGTTCCATCAATTCGCTTTTCGCCTTTTCCCGAATTTCATCAATCGTATCGGGTACATCATCGCAAAAGTACGCGCATAGTTTGCGAAAAGCTTTAACATTCGTCGAATCCGAATAAAGTAACGTCCACAACACGCCCCTACAATCGTTTCGATCAATGGCACCATCAGACTCAAAAAATTTAAGCCATTCGGACGGCGGTAATATTGCAATAGTCATAGATAATCCCCCTCTTCGGTTTGCGGTACCAGATCGATCTGATACACCGGATATCGGTTTCCTTTGCTATCTTTCCCGTAAGTAAGTAGCATTTTAGATACGACGGTATATTTATCCGACACGACCAAAACTTCTTTCTCTTCGGCCAAAAGATGTTTCGGAAACAAAAAATCCATTGGATACGCTCTATTGGGAGCGGGCTTTAGCATGTGCCATACGACTCCCATCACCGTACCGCTATCACCTAACGTAGCGAAACCTTTAGCGACTTCCGCATTGACCGACCATCCCCTCATATCCATCTCTAAACGATCTCCGGGCTGCAACGCTTTAATAAAATCCACCGTCGAAGACGCGGTTTTAGGAATCGTGACACCCCGCCATAATGGTTGTGTAAATCCGCTTCGCACTTTCGTCAAAAGCGTAGACAAAGCAGCGATCTCATTCGGCAAAAGTACCGCCGACGCGCCGCCCTGCTGTAAAGCTTGCCGAATGTGCCGCTGGTAGCCGATTTTCCACTTTTTCCAGACTTTTTGTAGCGGATTCTCTTCATCCGATAGTTTCGGATGATCGAAACCATGATCCCGCAACGCCGCTTCGATTTCATCTTTGTTAAAGTGATATTCGTTCGACGACGGCTTCGACGGTTTAGATGACGGTAAGTCGGGATATTCACTAACTAATATCGTACAACGGCAATTAACGTGAGCGGGTGGCTGCTCAACCGAATAAGTCGCCGTCGCTTCTTTGGATTGCACCGAAGTTGTGAAGTTGCCTTCAATAGCGATAATTTTTCCGTTCAACGATTGACATACGGGGCACACATGTTCATCAAGCGCGGTGAGCCATCGCTTTTTCTTAAAGCCCAACTGCTTAGCGGTTTGAAGATATCCAAAGTTCGCAGCTCGTGAAGTTTCCGTCCGTGCAATAGTTCGAGCGCGCGCACTTTTAAATTGATCGAATTTTTCACTAATCCCCGAAGCTATCTCGCTCGTCGTCAAACCCGCCGAAATTGCCGACGTAATGTAGTCAGCCAGTCTTTTTCGCGTCGTGTCGTCAATGCCTACAATCAAACGGCCCAAAACATCGGCCCCAGCCGTTTCGATGTTAGTTAGCACACCGTCCCAGTCCGCTTGATTCGGATCGAAACGTTTAACGATCCCGGCGGTCGCTTCGGCGCGAAACCGCTGATGCCCGTAAACAATAGCTTTAGCATGATGAGCGGCAATGATTTCCGCTAACTCTTTTCGCCATTTTTGACCATCGTAAACCAGCGATCCCGTTTCTTTGTACAACTTGACGATTTCGCGGCCTTGCCGGGTAAAAAACGCTCGTAACGCATTGACGAAACCGCGCTCCAAGCCGTCAAGCTTTCGCTCCCACATCAAAAGCAACTGCGTTTCAAGTACGCTCCGCAATTGCTTTTTCACGTCCAAAGGACTCATAGCCGCGCCAACTCTTTCAAAGCGTTTACGAATTTTTCAACGTCTTCGGGTTGTACCAATTCACCGTCGGCGGATTCGTCAAATCCCAACAGTTCCCGAATTTCATCTGTCGTAAGCACGCCCAAAGCCCCGCCGATTTGCGCTTTTTGCAGATTCACCCTATCTATGTCAAGCTTGCTTTGTACGTCTTCCTTCACCACATTTTCAAAAACAAACTTCGCGGCGATACCCAGTTTGGGTAAAAGTTCTTCGTTAATCTTGCGTGAAATGAGTCGAAGTTTAGGATCAATGCAATTTTCCCAATACGTAGCGTCGTTAACTTCACCGTTCGCCCGATTCACATCTTCGACGATACCCAGCTTCGATAACGGCACTTTGAAAATAGCGGCGATATCTTCCCGTGTCCAGTTCGATTGTTCAATAAATTTTTCCGTTGCGGGGTTAAGCGAAAGCGGCTGATATTTGAAACCGCCCCACAATACCGCAACGTTCCAGCCTTGCCCCACTCCTTGAAACTTCGTATTCCACACGCTTTCGATCCGCTGCGCGTCTGCGGGGCTTATCTTTTCATCCGTCGAAAGTACGCCCGCGGGAATCGCCCCGTTTTTGTAAAACTCCATCACATAACGCTTCGCAAAATTATTGATGTCAGCTTCAACCAAAGCCGCGTCAAGCGTGCCCATACCCAAATAAAGATCGTTCGGATTCGGATATTTAAGATGTACAATTTCATCGACTTCAAACCGCTTAACCCCTTTAAGTCCGATAACGCGGTAAAAGTCGATGCCGATTTCGTTTACTTTCGGGACGGGCTTGATATAATAAGGCGGAATTAGCCACACGTTGCCCGTCGGTTTGCCCAGCTGCGATTTTTCCACATACCAATAAGCATTGCCCGCCAACTCCAAAAAAGTTTGCGTCAACTCGATAAAATCGACCCACGTATGTAGAGGATTCGGCTTTTTGAGCCGTGCGTAACCGTCAAAACTCTCTTCGTCAAGCTTTTCGCCCGCGTCATTTTGCAACTCCCACGCGGTAGCCGCGACATCCTTTGAAATGAGCGATACGCAGGCATACACGATTCCGGTATAAGCCCGTTTAATTTTCGCCGCGTCTTTGACCTGTCCGGTAGATAGCGGCACTTCATCGCTTGACAAGTTAAACACCCAGTCCATCGCGCCTTTGATAAGATACGGCACTTTCTCTTCGTTCTTCGTCACATCTTTCGCCATCAGATAATCCCCACTTTCGGTTTATACGCGCTAAAACGTAGAGCTACCGCATCTGCCACGTCAGGCGAGCGGCCAATTTTCTCTTTGATTTTCTCTTTCAGCACCAGCGCGATCTGTCCACGACTATTATACGTTCGCTCCTGTACAATCAAATCGTCGATAAGATAGTCGTCGTCCAGCAGCTTGACCGTTTCATCTTCGACGGCTTTCGCTAAATTGTGATACATTTCGGCGCGCGCATTCGCGTAAGCTTCATCGTCGGCGCGCTGGGCAAAATTCACGCCGTAAGCGTTAAGCCCCTGCTCATAAAGCATATCGTACACCCCTGCACCCAAACCGCTTGAATCCACGACGTAGGTAATTTTACTTTCGCGTCCGCGGGATAGTACGTGTGCCGAAGCCACTAGCTCCGTGAGCGTATTAGTTTCGTAGCGGTGAATCTCTTCGAGTACATAGCCGCGCCAAAGGCAAATCACGCTTTCATCGGTGCCTTCGCGTGCCACGTCGATAGTCATGTAAAGCTCTTCGTCTTCAGTGCGGTCGATGACGCTTTGAGCCTCGATATCGATGACGCGCCGTAAGTCGGCGACTTTGAAGAGCGCATTGTCGGACTGCTCCGGAAATTTCGCGTTGTAAAGTAGATCAAAACGCCACTTCGGTAGTCGTCGTTTCGCTTGCCAATACTCATCTTCAGGGTAAAACGGATTGTCGAGCGATATCGGATTGACGATTTCAAAATTCGGATCGCCCGCTTTCCATCGATCCCAAAACTCCAACTTTAGCCAATGATTCGGATCATACGGCGTAGTTGTCAAAAAGATTTGCCCTGAACGAAACGACACGCGCTGGATAGCGGTTTGCCACCACAAACGATCATAAAGCCCCGCTTCGTCGCCGATGATCCCTTTCGGATGCACGCCCTGCATACGGTCGGGGGTTTCCGCCGATATGAAGTAAATAATGCCCAGCGGCGTTTCGACGACCAGATCGGATTTATTGATCTCGAAAGGTACGCCCCACGTTTTAAAGTCGTCGATGAGGTATTTGAGTACGGTTCGCTTTAACATCATCGTCGTAGGGGCACTCACGATCCACTCGTTGCCCGGATGCTGGGACATCTTCGATAAAAGCCACGTCGGAATCATAAAAGATTTTCCCGTACCCGTACCGCCGATAAAGCCGAGATACTTCGCAGTAGATTTGACCATCTGCATCTGGTACGGTAACAGTTCAAGTCGTAGATGCTTCATAGCGTCACGCTTTGGGGGTAAATTTCGACGATCTGCATCGAAGTAGTGTCACCCAGCACCCTCAATGCTTTCGTGGCTTATTTTTGCCGTTTCGCGTTTTGGCACGTCGGCTTCGACAATCTCCACCGTCAAAGCGGGGGCGCGATCATCTTTCACGACGTTATCGACCTTCTCCCGATAGCCATGGTGATTTTGCAATACAAACTTCGCCATCGACGGGCTATATCGCTCCAGCAGTCCGCCGTAAAGCACATCATGCTTCGCTAACGTTTCCATCATCTCGAAGACGGGGCGATAGTAGTCGTCTTTTTCGTAGCGGTACAACGCCGCCTCCGACACGCCCAAAAAGATACAAAAACCCGTCTTCAAAAACGGTTTGCCCTCGGCGGCGCAGGCGTTCGCATAAACTTCCAAGGCCTCCATCATCTCCGCGGGGGTATCGAAAAGTTTACGGGTGCCGGGTTTGTAATTACGCGCGCGAAAAAAGACGCGCTTCGTAACGGGTTCGTCTTGCGCCGTCACGCTCGTCGGGATGCTTTCGGGACTCACGCCCGCAGCCTGCGCCAAGCGTTTGCGCGTTTTATAGGTCCGCCGCTTGCCCGCCATCGTCACGCGCCCCCATCACCAAACTTACCGACCGTTAGGAAAAACCGGCCCTTAACCGATTCAATCGGTGCGGCTGCGTAAAAGAAAAAATTTTTCCTTTGCAAACTTTTCGCCTCATTCATTTTCGACCTCCAAAAAGTCTTACCGCCATTATAGCGAAAAAGCCTCGCGATTGTCACGGCCTTCGCCGCCGCAAACATTCACACGCCTCGCCGCCGCAAACCTTCACGCGTCCACCTCCTCTCAAAAACAACGCGGGTTTCCCGAAAAAATTTAGGGGGGGGTCGGAAATATACTATTAGTATTTTTTACATACTAACTATACTATTTC